CATTGCCAAATCATCATGACATCCATCCTCTGCTTCAAAGGAATTATTTTTTGAAATAAAAGTTGTAAGTTCTGATATGATATCTAAATCATTGAAAAGAAGTTTATTCTCCTCAATCATAGTTTTTAGATTTAATGCTCCAACTTTTTTAACTGTCTTTGACATCTTAACGCCAAGTTGCGTTTTCTTACCAGAAAAACCTTGTCCTACAACTTGTCCTGCTCTACCTCTCATAGAACACATTAGAACATTTTGATATTCTAGATCATAATGAAGTAGTGATGCTACTTGATCTCCAACATCATTAACTTCGCATAGAATATACGCACTATTATAATTTTTTGCTACTTCATATATGATGTTGGGAAATAACATCGGTTTAATGTCATTATTTCTATATTTTGCAACTATTTTATGTGGGAATGATGTAATATCTGCACATATAAAAGCTGAATAATCTTCTCCAACACCTCTAGCAACGTCAACTGTTATTATGTAATCATGATCTTTCTGAGGATCTTCATAAACGTCTAATCCAGCGTTTGATTTAAGTGGAGCATCATATATTAAAGATTTTAATTTGCTAGCAGCAATAAGTGTGTCAATAGATCCTAAAAACTCACACTCAAACTCAATTTTGAACTGCTGTTCAGAAGTGTTTGCTATAGTTTGTTCTTTCCATGCCTCATCCCTACCTGGAACTTCGCTCCAGTGAACATCTGTTGGAATATATTCATTCTTACTTTTTTCTGCATCACTCCACATACGGTAGAAGTGGTTCATACCGTGAGGAGTGGATACGATAATTACCTTGGTGTTTTTACCAGAAGTAATAGTAGGATAAACAGAGGCAAAGAATGAGTCAGCAATGTGATTTGGGACAAACGCGAATTCGTCGAGAAAGAGGATGTTAAATGACATACCTCGGACAGCACTTGCAGACGTAGAAGCTGCCAATATTTTACTGCCATTCTCTAACTCCAGTGATCCTTTATTCCATGCAATAATACCCTGCTGCATCCACTTAGGCAAGTTTTCATATGCAGTTTGTAATCTACCTAAAAGTTCCCTAGCTGTTGCTGCTTTGTTAGCCAATATGCCGATATTAACGCTGTCATTAAAAACCGCGTAGTGCAGAAGATAAGAAACCACCGTAGTAGACTTTCCAGTCTGACGCGGCATTTTGCAGATGTTAAATCTATTTTCATGGAAGTTATTAATTAACTTTTCCTGAAATCGATATGGTTTGAACGGAACAAGTCCTTCATCCAAACTAACAATCTTTACATACTTATTAGCAAAATAAACTGGATCCCGTTGGCACTGAACAAATTCAATGATTTGCTCTTCGGTGAACTCAATCGGGGTATTTGCTTTTTTTAGATTAGGATTGCCAAGATATACATTATCAGACATAAGTTATCAACAGTTCCAGGCTCTTAATGATTTATTGATTCTGCTATCGGGATCGTTAGCAGTTTTCTTAGAGGTAAGTTTTTTCTTCATACCTTTCATTCTTGCACAGAATGATGCTCTTCTTTTGTTGCCAACTTTTTTTGAAGGTGCTTTGAGATCAGAACCTGGATTTTCTCTTTCATAGGACTTACGTCCTTTTTCATTAAGTCCACCCTCTTTATTTTTACCTGCCTTTCTTGTCCAAGCAGCAGTCTTTTCAATTAATGCCCCTTCGGTGTCCTCAAGGATTTCTCCTGATGCTGTTGTGTTAGTTGTAGTAACTTCATCAACTGTTCCGACTTCTCCTGTTCTTTCTTCAGTGACTTTGAGAATTGGTTGTCCTGGTTCATAGTCCGAGACTCTGAAAAACGTTAGTTTTGCGCCAGGATAAACTTTGTTAATTTGATCAATAACGTCGGATCTACTGGGAATACCAACTTTAGGGAAGAACATCTTAATCATAAATGTTCTGCCTCTAAAGACAAAATTTACATCAATGATGTTACCAATTTTAGCCGGAAGTCTTACTGCTTCTTCAACCGACTCTTTTCTAGTTTTTTTCTTTTTGACACAGTTTGGATATCTTTTTCCAAACATAGTCTTCATACCCTTTTTTTCATAACCAGGCCAGCACTTCTCATCGAGTGATGTCTCTTCTTTAGCGAGATCACCAAATCTTTCGCGATGCTTCCTTAGTTTCATAGATTGATCACGAAACTCTTTCTTGGATTCGTAACCACTCTTTTTTGATCCGTCTTTGATAGAGGAACCTCTACCAAGAGATTTACGTTCAGATGACTGTGACAGTTTTGTCTTGTCACCATATTGTGTTTTAAACTTTTCAGTAAGTTCGCCCCAGGTAAGTCCTTCAGACTTATTTCCCCAGTTTGCGGCACCTACTTTTCGACATTTGACTAGTGCTCCTGACGCATATGCACTAGGCCAAACACTATAACGAGATTTTACTTTATGGTAACAGGCATCTTTAGTTCCACTACCCTTACCTTTTTTATCCGAACCCTCTGATATACCTGCTTTTCTGAGTCTTTTTGCTTGACTCTTATGCATTTCAACTGCTTTGTCTAATTCTTTTGCGATACCCTTTACATTTTTAGGGTGATCTTTTCCTTCTTTCATTGATTTTTTCCGAGGGCTGTCGGTACTTACATATGTTGGTTTAGCAGCTCCAGTTTTTTGTGGTTGTCCTGGATCTGCTTTTCTTTTTCTTCTCTGTGCAGACTTCCTTTCGGCGTCTGTCATAGATGCTCTTTTTGCTGAAGACACACATTTAGGTGTTGACTTCTGTCCTGGTTGACGAGCACAGGGTTTACCGGATACGACTTGTACCCATCCTGGTTTTCCTCCTTTTGAACGAGAACCCTTAAACCATTGACGAAGATCTCCGCCCTCATAAACTACTTCTTCACCCATACCCCCGCCAGCACCACCATTACCGTTGCCACCGCCGCCGTTGCCACCATTACCATTACCAAGGCCGCTTCCATTTCCGTTGCCATTTCCGTTACCATTCCCATTTCCGTTACCATTTTTATTGGTTTCAGATTCAGTGTCGGTGTCTTTTGCAAGCATACCTCTTCCACCCACATGGTATCCCATGGGAATCTTCTTACATTTTTTATCAGTGAAACAGTAATACTGTCCAGCAGGACACTTTTTCATAAGAAACTAGTAGTCTCGTATTATTTAGCAATCATTGAAGACTGAGCCAACTCTAGATCCTGCTGCTTCAGACATAAACTGTTTAAAACTTTTTATGCGTTCAATGCAGTGTAAATAACGCTAAAGGTTGTTAAACCAGCAGATGCGGGATATGCTAAAAGTCTTAACTGTCCAGCACTCAAGTCTGCTGAGAAAGTGGCTATACCTGAAGGTGCCTGAAGTGTTCCATACTCAGTAACATGTGCCGAGGTGCCATCATGCATTGCTCTGACAATGGTAGAGTTGAAATTACTAGATTGAGTCACTTGTACATTAAACTCAACCGACTGATATTTTGGTGCCGAAAGAGATACAAGCGCAGTCTCACTAGTAGTGGCAGTTGTAGTCACACCTGACTGAACAATACCACCAACCATATCTAAGTTAGTTTTTGTTAATGAACCTACGATGTATGGCATTTTACGTTGCTGTCTCTAGGATACTTAAAATACACTTAAGTGTGCTATTTGCACTAGCAGTAACTTTTACTGCATCACTTGTTTCTAAAACCAATTTTCCACTCAAAGGAACAAAAGCATCATTAATAGGAACATTAGCGTCCTTAATAATTTCAGTGTCAGTTCCTGATCTAGCGTGCTTCATCGTAACGGTGGCATCTGAAGAACCAACGTTTGCTACGTGTGCATATAGAAGGATGGCAGTATAACCTGTGGGCGCAGTGTACATTGTCTGCTCATCACTTGTGAGTTCTAACGTAACTGTTTGGAATCTATTGAGTGCTAATTGTGCCATCTTAACTCAGTGCTAAAATAAACGGTGTCATTTCTGTAAATAAACTTCTGGAAAATGCTCTACCACTAATTGTACCAGTATTCTGGTTAATTTGTAAGTCATCACCTATTCTAAAGTTACCAGACTGATCGGTGCTGGTATAAACCACGTTTCCTCCGTTTAATTTTTTAACCTCATTTGCTTGAATAGTAACGCCACCACGTTTTGGAGTTGCCTCTGTAATAGTGTTGCCGGATCCGATATACTCAAAAGTATGTGAACTAGCAATAATTTTGCTTTGCTGGAAGAAATGAACCGATGTTCCTACACCAACTGCGTTGATCAAGTTTTCTTCAAGAGTTAATGTAGTAATTCCAGATACTATTGGTGTCGAACTATTTATTGTATAGTAAATGGGTGCCATTACAGCAGTGGCAGTTGCACGATTATTTCCTACATCGGGGGCACTAATAGTGACAGTTGGTGTTGATTGATATTGAGAACCACTACTAATAATGGTAATAGATGCAACACTTTCTCCTTCAAGAGTAGCAAATGCTGTTGCAGTCTCTCCACTTACTCCTGTGGGATCAGCGACTGTTACTGTAGGAGTAGAAGTGTATCCTGTTCCACCAGAACCAACTGTAATAGACTCTACAGACTCAAATAGTTCTCCGAAGAATACAATCTGTCCATCATAAGGACGTGTAGTTGTTGTACCAACGTTGATAGTTACGTTGTCCTGTGCAGCATCAGCAGCAGAAGTACAAGTGCCAATAAACTGCAAGTCACCTTTACCATCAGCAACTAAACCAAGCGTACCAAAACTACAGTTACTATTAGCAACGTCTGCTTGTCCACCAGCGTGACAGGTTATTGCTTTATCACAACAGATAGTAAAGACTGACACTAACTGAGCATAACCCTCATTGGTTACTGCAACACCAACACCACCCTGATTATATTGAGTGAATGCATCAACATTCATTGACTTAGTTTTGACTGCTAAGGCTCCATCAACTCTAATACCAGTACCCGTGGTAGTGTCACTAGTGCAGTTCTGAACATAGGGCCCTTTCCACTTACCACCACCTACGTTTGTAGCGCCACCACTTGGGAATGCTACAGCGGCAGAGGGTGCGAGATGTCCTGAGAACGTCATATTCTGTAACTTGCAACCTTTATTAACATGGAATATATCAGAGGTTGCATTGTTCGGTAAAATCTTACAAGTTCTTAAGTCATCACCCACTACTGCACTAAAAGCAGGAAGTTCAATAGGATTATCTTCAACATAGTTGCCAGACATCACTTTAATAACTGAACCCGATGATGCTACAGAAACGGCACTCTTAATAGTGAGTTTAGCATTGTCAATAGACGTTCCGTTATTATCATCATTTCCATCTTTTGCAACATAGAAAACATTAGGTGCTGAGTTAATACCGGTTGCACCAGCGTTAATGGTAACATTATCACCAATGGTTACGCTAGAGTTTGAAATTGTGACAATACCAGTCGTAATGGTATTATTATCACCGTCAATGGTAACAGATGCACTACCAACGGTTAACAGTCCAACAATTCTTGCATCACCGTTTACTACTAATGCCGTAGTGGCAGTACCAGTATTAACTATAAGTCCACTACGGAATGTACTTATTCCAAGGGAATCAACGTGAGTAACATCATCGTATGTGATGGTTCCAGCAACGTTTACGTTAGTAAAGTTACCAGTAGTCACCGTGATAGCGATACCACTGATAAAGTCAGTGCTTGCTACTCCAGTGCCGCCACCACCACCACCGAGAGCGGTGCTTGCAATACCTACCCACTTATTACCGTTGTAGATAAGAAGTTTATTTGTACCAGTTGATTCATCAAAGGTAACATCATCAAGATCTTTGATGAATCCAGCACCACCTCCACCAATTGATGATAGTTGATATTGAACTCTCTCTACAAATATCTTATAGTGTTTTTGAAGTTGATCAAGAGTTACAAAATTCTGATCAATAGGAGTTAATGGATCTGGATTATTTGTATCTGGGGGATCTTCTCCAAGAGGAACATTAGTCTCTGCAAGTAATTGCTGTTCTTCTTTTAATTGCTTTTGAGATGACTTAATCTCTTCTACAATTTTGTAAAGTCCTTTGATGTCAGATTTTACGTAGTCAATATCTTTATCATAATACTTGACTTCTGGAAGTTCTGAGATCTCTTCTCTTAACTCAGTAAAATACTTTAGGAGTAACTCATCAGTCTTAGTGCTGGTGTAGTTGATCTCCTTAAGTTCTTTATTAATATTCTGCTTAAGGGTATTATATTCACCAAGAATTTGTTTTTTAAGTTTGCGATCATCATCTTTAAACTCTTTATGATACTCCCACATTTTGAGAGATGATGATCTGAGTTCTTTCCAAATTTTATCTTTCTCTTCATCAATACGAACATTTACTTTTTTATCAAGATCCTTGACATTTGATTCAATTTTGATTGAATTATTAAAGTATTTTGTCTCTACATTTTCGGTAAGTTGTTCTATATCAAATTGAACTTTTCCTCTTAAACCATCGATAGTATCATTGACTTTTACAAAGTCATCATCAATAACACTAAATGTTTTTCCGATCCAGGAAAAATCTGGAACTTCATTAACCTCATTTACCCATTTAGGGAACTTGGGGATAGATTCCTTTACCCTCTCAATATCTTCTTTGATTGAGAGTAAATCATCTTCATAATATTTTGGTTCAGGAAGATTTGCTACCTCTTGAATGACAGAATCAATTCTATCTTCAATATTTTGAACTTGTTCATCATAATATTTTACTTCTGGAAGTTCATCGATTTTTGATTCGATAAACTCTTTTACTTGATCAATTTGATCACAAACTGCTTCGAGTTCGTCATCATAATATTTTACTTCGGGAACCTCAGGAATATCTTCCCTTAACTGATCAATTACTTCGCAAAGTGCTTCAAGTTGATCATCATAATATCTTACTTCAGGAATCTCAGGAATATCTTTCCTAACATCACTGATAAGATGTAAAATTTCTGTAAGATCTACAGTAGATTCCACAACTTCTGGTTCTACTGCTTCTTCTATTTTTTCTTCGACTTCTTCCTTTTCTACCTCAATATAATCTTCTATAGAGGGCAAATCCCCTTCTACAAGATAGTCATCAAGTGATGGCAAATTTTTATCTTCAGCCTGCGCCATTAAAATATTAGTAAGATTACTTTGGGTTTTCTCACCCTATAGTTTATTTATCTTCTTTCTTATTCTGCTTTAAAAGTTTGGCGAGATCTGCTGTAGAACCAACAAAAAGTGCATTTGTTACATTTGTAGGGCCTTTGGAATTCGACTCCTCTTCAACATCCTTTAGTTTTTTCTGCAAGTCAAGAAGTTTATCAGTTGCATCAGCAACACTCTTAATCAATTGTCCTGCAACTTCATATGCCCTTGCTTGCTCAGTTTCTTGTGCAAGTTCAAGTATTCCATTAACTGCTTCTTGCCCCTTTTCGATCAAAGAATAAAGATTACCTCTTGTGTATTCATAATCTTTTCTAGTGTCTGTTTTAATTCCATCAACTTCTTTTTGAACAGGTTTTATCTGTTCAGGTTCACTAGAAACAATCTCACTGGATACATCAAACGCTTCATTTAAGCTATCAAAACTCATGAGATTGTACCATCAAATCCAAAGTCATCTCCAATTTCAATTAAAGCATCATCAGCATCTGTAATTAGATTAACTGCTGTGCCACGAACATGGGATCCTACAATAGTCTCGTCTTGTCCTCTCTTAGTAAACAGAGTATTACCTTCTTTTCTATCAACGTAGATAGACTCATTATTAATTACAATGAAGGTATTTTCTGATATTCCAGAAGAATCATTTACTTGAAGAATATTGGTGGTAGTTCCAACGTCCTCTGAAAGATTTGTAATAACGTTGTCTGTATAACTTTTTGTTGCTCTTGGAGTAACAGTATAAGTAAGATCTCTCGTTGGAGTAGAAGAATCGTCTTGAACATATCCAACACGAACTCTTTTGATAAGATCTCTGGACGCCGTTGAGGTATCTCCAACAGGGCCAAAGATATATGTTTTTGCAGTGAATCTTATTGTATAAAGAAGGGAGCGTCTAGTATTATAATTACCTTCGTAATCATCCTGCATTGTTACATTTTCAATAACTATTGGAATATCTCTTTTTTCCCCAATAGTATCAACTAGATTTACAGATAATGTGTATGCTGGTTGAAAATATGGTAAAATTTGTTCAACTATTTGAAGCATATCATCATTCAACTTAGTGAAAATAGATAGTTCAAATGACATGTTATAGGGCACAGGCATGTAGGTTTTTCTAATTGCAGTTGCAATACCTACACTCTGTGATTTGAAGGTTTGAGTTGTGGTTACTTTTCTAGTACCATCATATTGAAGTCCCGTGAATTCAAACGACATTCTTGGGAGAGTAATCGATGTGGGTTTATTAAGATCTGCCGATTGTTCAAGTCTTGCTAAAAATTTCTGAGTAGGCCCATATGCTAAAGGAACCTTGATAACTTCATCAACACTTCCATTGGAATCTAAATGTTTGATTTCAATTCCATTAAAAAGACTTCCGAACGAAATAATCGTTCGTCTCAGAATTTCATGGTAAAAGTATTCAAACATACAGTTGCCTTAGTTATGTTTATTTAGGTTAAGGATTCCCAAAGGGATTAGATTCTGAGAAATCTAAGATTCCATCCCTAGCGGAAAGTTTAATTTCATCATTATCGGGATAATTATTAACAGTATTATCATCCTCTATAACTCTAATTTTATAAGAGGCGCTGCTTTCGGATCCTGTAATTGTCTCTCCAGCAACAAAGTCACCAGAAACATTAGAATATGTAAGAATGTTTGTAACAGAATTCCAAGTTTTGACAATTCCAGTAACACCACTTGTAGAACCGGTTATGGTTTCTGTAGGTATAAAGTCTCCACTTCCGCTTAAATCTGGAGCAGAAAGGGTAATAGTGGGTGCTACAGTATATCCAGCACCAGCATTTGTTAGATAGATTGCAGAGACTGTTCCTGCAGCAGAGACAACGGCAACACCTTGTGCAGTTGTTCCAATTCCAGGACTACTGAATGTAACTGTTGGTGCAGATACATATCCACCACCACCATCACTTATAGTTACAATACCAACCGTATTGTCGGATATCCTAGTGGTGGCAGCAGCACCAACTCCAGGATTAGTACTGACTCCAACGAATACTATACCTGGATTCGCAGTATATCCTGCTCCAGGATTTACAATGAAGACACCTTGTACTTTCTCTCCAATTAAAGTTCCATCACAATTAACAATGTCGTTACGTAAGGTTGAAATTCCTGTGGCGCGGGTACCACCGGTAGGTGCAGATGAAATCGCAACAGTGGGTGGATGATTGTATTTTTCACCTCTAGAGGTAACGATAATTTGGTTGACGGCACCACTAATAATTCTTCCAGAGAAAGCGGTTGCGGTGGATCCAGATCCGACAAGTGTGAGAGATCTGATATTTCCTTCCACATTGAAGGTATCATCGATTTCCTCAACACCAGTATCCAGAATTTCATCTTCTCCTCTGAACAGTTCGCAAGTTAATTCGTATACGTAATTTTTTTGTAACTGATAAAAAGGTTTTTCGTGCTCGACAAATTTAATTTCAAAAAGTCTATCACCAAGTGGAAAATAAATTAGATCTCCCTCTTTTGGACGTGTTGCAAGTTCAATATTAGGTAAATTTTTAATTAATGGTGTAATATAACTTGAAAATCTTTCTTGAGAAATAATTAACTTTAATTCATTAGTTGCTTGAACACCAAATTTTGATAAGAGAACGGTATTATCTCCATATCCATCAAAATTATCAACATATGCCTCAATGGGATACGACTGATTAAATTCTGACGTAATTACTTCACGAATTATTTTATTTTTGGTAACATACTGTCTCGGTAAGTAATAAACTTCGACACCATACATTCTCAACTGTTCGTTGATTAAGTCTTGAACAAGACTTTGCTCTCCTTGAGAACCTTGTAAGAAAAAAGGATTTAATGCCATTATCCGATGAAATCAAGTGGAGGAAGTTCATAAGTGTTGGACATTTTCTCTATGATTTTGTCTAAATCATTTTGTCCATCTTCATAAATTTGTCTACCATTAAGTTCAACTCCACCTGGAAGTTTTACTCCTTGAAACTTCATCAGGTTTTGTCCCCATTGACGTTTAATCAATGCAGTAAGGTATGGTTTAATAAAAGAGTCGTTATATACTCTTGAAAAATCATTAGGATCAACTGTTCTAAAACAATCAATAATAATATATTCACCAGCTCTGACTGAACCCCAATCAATGTCTAGGTATAACCTATCCATCCGCTGGTTAAATCTAATTTGTTTATGTGTGTTTAGTAAGAAGTCTAAATCTTCAAGATACGTCTTTGTCATAGCATATGACAACAACTCAGTATTTCCAAAGAAATAAACATCATTTAAAAATAACTGATACTTAACACTAAACATATTATTGGTAACAGTGTTAGCACCAGCAAATTGAAATATTTTATTAACTCCTATAACAGAAGGAGGAACCTGTAAATAATTACTATTTTCAGTATAAGAAAATGTCGTAGATGCACCATCAATTGTAGATGAAGCGGTTGTTGTTACAATACCTGCTTGAGTTACTGATGAAGATGGACTTCTACCCCTATTAATATCTTCTTGAGTTATTTGATATTTTAAAAATACTTGTCCGACACCATCGAAGTGTCTTTCATGAAAGTATTGAATCGCATCATCAACTAAGTCCTCGATTTGCTCATCAGCAACGTTAATCTCAAGGACGGGAGCACCTAACTTTCTTTTGCAGTAGTCTACTAACTCCGCTCTAGTTGATGGTTGCATCTATCTACACTTTTTAGGTATTTATGGAGATGTCGCTATACCAGCCTTGACTAAGGCATCTCCGTTGATAATATTATATACAGTATTACCAGAACTCACTAAAACATCATAAACATATCTACCAGGTTTAAGATTTCTTGTTTCAGTAGATCCCAAAGATAATGTAATAACACCACCTGCTGCACTTGTAAATCCAACGGTGAAAGCTTGAGTTACACCAAGTGTGGCACCTATGGCAACACTTTTTGATATTGCAGCAGATCCAGTCCAAGTAACTGCTAATCCAGCAGTTGTACCAGCACCAGTGTCAAACCTAAATGCAGATCCGTTAGGATTAGTAATTGTGAATTTATCACTAAAGGTTGCTCCACCGTATATATTTAAATTTACGGCATACGGTGCAGCAGATGCTACATCATAGGTTACGTTCTGATTAGCCATTTATGTTTATTACTGATAAAGTCTCTTGTTGTTTATAATAAAGTTTTACAAATGACTTTGCGATATTTCTCAAAATATCTCTATCATCACAACTATCTATCTCAGATGCTAATTTAGTATATTCAAAACTTTTAGATAAATTGTTGAGTTTAATTGATTCGGGATCCATAAAGTGCCTCCTTGAGAAGTAATTTTAATTCAGTAATTTCATTATTAATATTAGCAAGATCTCTCTCTACATTCTGTATCCTAATACTCTCCTCATTTTTGGCATTCTTACTCATCATATAAGAAGAGAAACCAGATCTATCGTTGTTAATGATAGCTCCGGTTTCACTATCTCTTAAAAGATTATTATGCCCTTCTACTTTTAAATGTTTCATCATGCAAGTGCTATCACTCTCAGGTTTCTAATTCTAGGTGGATTTGCTTGATTAGTTGAGGTAAGTGAAAGTTTGATTCTATATGATCTAAAGGATGAAAGTTCCTCAATTGTAAATGTATGTTCTCTATAGTCTTCAACAGGGGAGACAAAAGTGTCACTAGAACCATCATTATTTGCAATATCAATAATTTGTCCTCTTTCATCAATATTATTAAATCCAGGGAATGCCTCATAAATTGGAGTAAAGTTTTGATGATCAGCAATTGCAAAGAATCCTCTAATATCAGCGTCTCTATCCTTGAAAACATCAACAATTACTTTTATTGAAGTTGCAGGATTTTCCAAAGAAATCTCTTTAGAGAGATACTGGAAGGCGGTAGGATCGGTATCAATACCGTTGACTCTACTATCAGTGACATAATCAGTAATTACACTATTGACTCTATTTGATGTAGCAATAATACTCATTCTCTGAGTATCGATTACTGGAGAGACTCTTGCATCAGTTGTTCCTAAGTTAAGTCTCAGAGTCATAGACTTATTACCTGGAGTACTACTAAGTTTTGCATCTTCATTAACTTTAGAAGCAATAATTCTAGGAGTACTAAAGTAGTTTGGATTTTGTATTGAAATTTCTTCAAATCCTTGATCAATGTACGGAATTTCATTGCCACTAATTGAAGAACCAGAGATTGTTCTTACCTGAGCATCAATATTTGTACCTCTAACAGTCATGTGTTGAATTTGAGGTGTCAAGATTTCAAAAGGAATATTCTGAGATGCCTTGATCTTATTACCACCAGCAGACTTTGTTTCTCCCATATAAAGGATTGGGAAACTTTCGCCTGTAGAACGTCCTACTCCACTTTCACCCATGTTAAGTTTGATTTTATATGTATCAAATGTGCGAGGATCAGCAGCAGTCACACTATCAAGATTATGCGTTTTGTTGATTCTTCTCAACGATACATCACCAAGTTCATACTTAAATACTTGTGTACCAGCAATATAATCCTTAGCAATCGTGCTATCAATTCCTCTTTGAACCAGTGTGATACTGTTAGAAGTTGCTGATTCATAAGAAATAATTTCACTTCCAATCTTGAGATAACCCAAGTTAGTTGAACCTACACCTACATTTTCAAAAATATTAAATCCAGTGGTAGAATCAACAGAAATTGGTGAAGTTGATGATGAATTAATCGCTTCAGTAAGTTTTATTGGAAGAATATCAGATTCAACATCAGTGATTTCAACTCTATTATCTTCAAAATACATTCCATGATTTTTATGGTTGACAGTGAAGTGAACACCATCAGTAATTACTTCATTAATTCCATCAATAAGAACACCGCCGCCAGCAGGTAAAGTCTGATCATTATTTAAATCAGTTCTAAGTCCTGCATTGTTAATAAATTGAACTGTGTTACCTGCTCCAGTAATAAAATCACCCTGAACGTTATCTAGAAGAATTTCATTTGTATTGGCGATTGATACTAAAGATAATCTAAGATTTCTACCCAGATTATTGTTTCCGATAGTCGATACACCTAGTACATCACCGATAACATATCCTTGTCCGCCACTATTTGCAACGGCCTCGGAAATAGTAGCACTAGCAACAATACCGTTAGTAACGGTGATATCCGCTTTAGCGTTTCTACCACTACTTGTAATGTTGACTAATTCAACTGCCTCATATTCAAGGGTACCACTATGGGGAGTAAATCCTATACCAGCATTGATAACATTTAGACTGCCAGTGGCAATACCTGCTTCACCAACAAAGTTACCAGAGGCATTGCTACCATGTTGAACAATAGTATTTCCTAATGTAAGATCATTATCCTGGAGTGTTGAACCAATACCAATACGAACAGATCTAGAATTAAGACTAATTGAGTTGGGAAGTAGAGATGCAATTTGCTTGTTACCCAAGCTTAATTTTGGACTGTATACTTCGATTGATCCACTATCTACAAAGTCTGCTCTGTAAAGAGTAAATTTGAGATCTTCCCACTGACTTGGTTCCCAAACAGATCCATTCTGTGATTTGTAAAGTGAACCAAGATAAGGTTGGTTAGAAACAAATGTTTGACGGAGAAGATCATTTTCTCCAACTCTTGAAATAAAGACTCTATATCTCGCAGATGCAGAACGCATCACCATTGCATATTGAACACCTGGTTCTAAGTAAACAGGAGCCTTTAGATTGAATGTATGAGCAACAGATCCATCATCACTGACGGCAATATCCTTAGGAAAAGCAATTACTTGAGAAAGTGGCAGAATCTTGGTAGTTGGTACTCCATTATCACATGTTCTAAGTTCAAATATAACAGGAATTCCAAGATTGTCTGTTTGCTCGAAGAATACATCACACTTAGTGATGAATATACCAGTATCATCCTCTACAAGGAAAGTCTGTGCAAGAGGATCTCCTCTTCGCTCTGTTCTACGAGTAAAGTTCTGAGTTAAAACTTCAGTTGAAATGACTTCAGTGCCAAAAGTATCATCTTGTCTTCTGATATCCCTTTCTTCAGCAACTTCTTCAGACTGAACATTAGCATTTCTAACAGAAACAATATTTTCTTGAACTGTCTCGATAACTCCACTAATCAAGAATGTTGATGTTGCACGAGTAGATGCTTCATTAAGATTATTATTAATATCATCTATGAAAGTAAGAACTTTTGTTCCAACTTCAAATCGTGGATTATTTGTAATATTGGGATCAGGTATGAAGAAACTTCCAATTAATGAAGAAGAGAAGTCTGCAACCAATCTTACTTGAGTAATAGTTGCTTGAGCACCACTAGTTTCTCCTACAAGAACCATTCCCTGAGCAACATATCCAATAAAATCACCTTGAGGTTGATCACATAACGAGAAAGTATCTACGTTAAGGATAGTTGATGTAGAAGAATACGCTCTAGGAATTGTTCTATCCTTATTATAAGGATTGATTGTGAATACTTCTGTGGCGTTATCAAATGCTCCCTCTTTATGATTTGATTGTGCTGCTCTAAAAGTTATTTGAGGATTGCTATCTGTTGAAGGTGCATTTCCAACAGATCTCATTGTACCAGTTATGGTTTCTCCAACTTGGAAAGTTCCTGAAACCATACTAATTTCAAGAAGTTTGGGAATGCAATAATCTGTTATTGCAACACCATCAAAAAATCCGTATAATTGTGAATAGGGTTTGAGTGAATTAATATTAAATTCAATATTTCTAGAGCGAGCAAATGAAATTAAATCTCTACTTACAACTCTATCTCCAAGAGATTCATTATCAAATTGTTCACTAATAACTGTTCTTGCTCCAGATCTAGTTGCAACACCAGTTTCAAATATTTCTCTAGTTGTATCTCTGAAGGTAGTATTTGTAGTTGTGATAATATCACCCCACCATCCAGCACGTCTTACACCCACTTGTCTACTAGTGGTTGAGGTTTGCCTATCAACAGTATCAATTACCTCTTCTCTACCAGTCCAATTATTAACCCAAGAGTTCCAAACTGCAGGAGCAAATCCTGTCTGAGGATCTACATTGAGAGTTCTAGTTGCCCTCTCAAGGGTTTCTGTAAAGTTACCCTCTGCTTGAACAATATTTGCCTCAAGTCTTACTTGATCAGTCCAAGAATCAGATGCTGGTGTAAGATTGAGAGCTCCGATCCAAAATCCAATAATAAATGGTGTAACACTTTCAGATCTTGTAGCGAATTGTTGACTCAACCACTCTACATCAGAATATTCTAGTGTTACAATATCATCGGTTTTCCTGATGTTATTTCCATCAGGAACAGCAACTTTTAAGTCTCCACTTCCAGAAAGACTTTGTGTTAAATCAACCTGAGTTGTATAGTGTTTTGGACGTGCTTGCTTATTAGTAAAATCAACACTATTCTTAAGATCAACAGATTCTTCCTGAGCGAGGAAAGAAGTGAAGTTATCTACAAAGAATCCAGATTTAAATCTATTAAGTCCATTTGCATCGGGAACAAAGAGATTAGCAGTATTTGTTTCAAGAAGCGAAAGTGAAGTAAAGAATTCAAGATTTTTAATTCTATTTTCAAGTTGTTTAATATCAACCATTCTATAACGTTTATGCTCTAAGAATTTCTTAGATGCATCTGAAACCTTGTATAAGAAAGGAGGAAGTGAGATGGTTGCAATTTCTAAAGCATCATCTACAGAGGTTGGTTTTTCTGGATTTTCTGCTGGAGTGCCGTATTTAACCTGGAATACTCCATCTTTTGTCAAATAAACTCTATCAATTCTACCAAGGTAATAAGAGAAATCTGTTAAAATTCCTTCATTTGAAGCAAGAATATTTGTAGCAGAATTTCCAGAAACATTAAATGTTCTTCCCTTAAATTCTAAGGGAGATCTATCACCTTCCGATACAGATTCAATATCAGAAACTTTTGGACGAATATCAATTATATCAGTGTTTCTGAGTGAGTTAACACTAGGAATTTCACTACCATAGTCAAAATTAGAGTATGAATTTACAGTGGTAATATCACCATCATCAGTTGACTCATAGTAACCATTTGAATAGTATACGACTACTTTTCTCTTAGGTGCTTCTTCACCATTTTTTCTATTAAGGACACCATAACCATAGAATTCTCCATTTTGTCCATTTGTAAATCCATATTTAAAAGAAATATCTTTACTTGGAGTATCTAAGGTAGTAACTATAGCTTTTATTCCAGATTCAACAAATTCAACAGTTTCACCCTCATTAAAGTTTATTTGATTTTTAGGAAGATATAAAATCTTTGCATCAGTTTCTTTTCTACCAACAATAGCACGAGAATTAGTGGTTAGTCCTTTAATTTCCTCTCCAATAACCAAATCTGAGGTTTTTCCTGTAGGCCCTGATAGATTTGACAGCACCATCGAAGGAGCCGTAGGATCAGTGTTATTAACAGCAGGATCTGTTGCTAGTTCATAAATGCCATGTACTTCAATAATATCTGCACGATTGAGTGAGATACTTTCATCTTGTACTCTAGTTCCAAATGGATAATTTCCATGTGTTAATCCATCATTTAATGTAGTAGATCCAATTCCTGATGCAGCTTGAGTAGATTTATCAATTACAATAGAATCAACTCTATTTCTAATTTTATTTTTTGCTTTTGGTTTTATTTTAGTCAGAGTTGTAACTAAAGTTGCTTCATCATCATTTCCAAGATTAAATATCTCTAATTGATTTGATCCTGCGTTAATCTGTACTTTATCAGAAGTTAGTTCTTCAGTTGTGCCATCACTTCTAATTAATAGATATCTCTCTGGAGTAAATGGTAAGAATGTTTCATTAGATTCTGTTACTACTGCAGCAGTTAACTTATTATCAAGAATGTTAACCTGCTGAGTTTTTCTAATAACTAAAGATGCATCATCAAGTTTTACCTCTGAAATGTGACGCCTTGGCATTTCAGTATAGAGAGTATTATCATTAGATGCTCCAAGATCACCAGCAATAACTTTTACATCATTCAATGTTGCTGCAGAAGTTGGAATAGCACCACTTGCTACACCTTCAACAGTAGATACACCTGTAATAGTTACTGAAGATGTTGCAACGCTAACAACTGAGGCAAAAACAGGATCTTGAGATAAATCACCACTAAAAGAAATGATATTTCCTGCTTTAATTTGTCCAGGGAAACGTGAATTTGTAGATCTAATAACTGATGTAAAGTTAGCAGCAGCAGCGGTTACAGTGGCAACACCAATGTTAAATTTAGGGGCAAGAACTACATCAGCAGAGAAAGTTCTTGCTGCTCCAACTTCAGCACCATTAAGACTACCAAATACTGATAATACATCACTGATACCATATGAAGTAACGGCAGTTGCAACTCTTGGATTTTCAATACCATCAATGATAAAATTTTCGTTTTTGATAAACTTACCAGAAGTTTCATAAAGTACAAGAGACTTGGTATTTGTTGCTGTCTCTTTTAAGAATCCAGTAGCACCACTATTCTTTCCTTTGATGAAAGTAGGAACAGGAAGGGTAATATTTTCGTTTAAAGTAATTTCAGTAGTAGTCTGAACATCATATAGTGATAATCCCCACTCATTAGTATCCGAGTTTGGTGCATTATAAGATCCAGAGTCAAGATTAAAATCATAAACCCTTGCTAGTCCGATTTCTTTTCCTGCAATTGCAGTTGAATTAACTCCAACTCTTGTATCACGTAAACTTAAAACATATGTATTTCCAATTCCAATGGTAGGTGATCCATAAACACGATTTAATTTAAGAGTCTTACCAGTCTCATAATTAATTTGCTGTTGAGTAAGAGTTTTTGTTGTTCTAGGTTTTGCAACATCAAGATAGGTGGGTGCTGTTGTCTCAACATCATAACCCTTTACAAACGCTCTACCTGGAGAAATTTGATATAATGCTAAATCTTCATCTGGAGTTGATCCACTATATGTGGTTTGTCCTGCATTAAAAATTCCTCTATTTCCTTTAAAATTATTTAAAGATTCTTTTACGCCAAGTCCAAAAGACTTAACATAATAATCACCAGATTCTGCAAATGTTCTTTTTGCTAACTCATCACCAAACTGTGTAGAGTTACTTATAACTTTTTGTCTTAAAATTCCACTATTAACAACTCCAAGTTCAACAAAATTACTATCATCAAGATCAGTAAGATCTTTTTTATGCAATGAAGTAGTAATTTGAAGTCTATCTGCTCCAGGTGCTCCAAAGTTATTAAAACCGGAGGAGTTATCAGTTAATGATGAATCAAGATCAGCGTTAACAATTTTTTCTTCAATTAGTAAACCAACTCTGCAGTTTGCAACGTTAGAATACTGATTTAATATTAAAGTTTGTTCGGCAACATTAAGAAAGGTTCCTTTTCCAAAATATACACCATTACTTATAAAATAAGCAGATCCCACTGCTGTGGCGTTCTCTTGAACGGTAGAGGCAAATGGAGATCCCTGTCCAATTAAAGTATTAGCAGTTGAAATTGTAACGTCACAGGTTAAAAGTTCACCATCTCTAAAAATAGTTTCTTGATTATCTGTTCCAGATCCTGAATAGTTTACATATAAAGTAACTTGATTTCTCTCGGATTCTGCATCCGTAATATATTTGTCAACAATCGCTGTAACACCAGAATCTTGTCCGGTAATTTGTGCTCCAACTATTTGATCCAAATAATCAAAGAGAGGAACTCCCAGATAGTTATTTTCCAGAATAACACATTTATAATTAGTAGAATATGTTGTGTTTCCTGGAATAACCTTAGCACCTTCTTTAAAAAAGTGCTGTCCAAATTTCTCTACTTGATTTTGCAGGATCGACTGAAGAGACGTTAATTCTCTTGCTTGTACGGGATAACCTGGCTTGAATAAAACCTTGTAATAATCTTTTTGGGGATCAAAGTCGTCAAAGTAAGGAGCGACATTGAGATTGGTTTCCTGTGACATAATTCCTTAGAACTGCAAGATAATTTTGATATCTTCTTTTTGACTGGACGATCTTGTAATAGAAGGCCTATTATCTACGTAAATAATGTTGCCTGTATACTTTTCAACCTCTGGTTGAGCAACGCCACTATTAAATGATTGTCCCAAATAATAAGTACGACTATTTATTTCAGTTGAGACACCCGTAAATGAAGTTTGAATGGCTAAAGTTGATGATCCACCTAAAATACTAAAATTACCACCATCAACAATATTTGGCCCAAATCTATTCATTTTGAATCCATATTCAGGACTCGTATTTTTAGATCCATCAGTATTAAATCCTGCAGTTGATCTATCTTGCCAATATTTCAATACTCCAGTTACCTGATCATAAGAAACAACTCTTCCAACAGCCGTAGAACCAAATCCAACTGTTTGAGTAATAAATGAGTCTGGTGTAAATGTTGCTGAACTATATCCAGCACCTGTTAGTTTTAAAGCATATGTTGCAGATGCTTTATCAAGTGTTAGATTTGATGATGTATTATATGCCTTGGGATTTTGTACTAATCCAATTCTAGCAATTTCGTTACCTGTAATAAAATCTGGATTTTCTGAATCATTCTCAATTCTAGAATAAATTAGAGCATTTCTTGCTCCAAGTTCCCTGTATATGTCAGATCCATGTCCACCTTGAGGTGGAATAATTACATCGAATATAGGAGCAGTTGATCCGGTAGGGACATTACCAGCGACAAGATCTATAGTGCCAAAAGAATAACCAGATCCACCTTTAGAAATAACTACAGATTCAACTTTTGAATTATTATTGATAGAGATGGTGCATTCTGCTCCATTTCCATCACCTTTAATCGGAACTCGTGTATAAGTTCTATTTGCAGTTCCTAATCCAACACCTCTATTACTAATTTTAACAATCTTTAGTTGTCCACTCGTAACAGCATTGTTTCTAACTGCTGCTATATTTGAATCTGTGCTAGTTGTCCAGTCTTTTGGTACTGGCATAAAATTAGTAGCATCAAATTTTACAATATCTCCAGGTTTTATTGTGTAAAGATATTTCCAAATATAACCATCACCACTAGTTCCTGCTTCTCTTGGTTCTAAATCAGTAAAAGTTGGTTCATCAAGAGATGCTTTACCACTTGGATTTTCTGGATTAGTTCCATTCTGCAAGCAAACATAAACTCTAAAATCAGAGTTCATTACATAATAATTTGCCTCATAGAGAGTAATAGAACTTGAGGGTTGTGAAGGATTCTCTGCTTTAATGTCTGGACGATACATATCATATGTTGTACCAGACGCCCAAGTTACTTTTCTGATAACTTGTTTAACATCATCAGAATCAATTTTTTTGAGAGCAATCATTGTATCCCAATAATCATTCTCTTGATTAAAGTTATCCCTTGGATCAGGAGGACTGCTATCCCAACTTACATCAACATCAGTAGGATTGGGAAGTCCAACAAAAGAATACAAAGTGCTACTAGTGGAAGCCACACTAGCAACAAAATCTTTTGCATTTAATATACGAAGTTGATCAGTTATAATCGCAGCCATTTTGCGTAGTTTTTTACTTATTTATCAGTTAAGTTGTGGAGTATCCCACTAATTTTAGAGGTTGAACTCTGTTGATAACAGCACCAGTTGTAATACCAGCGGTACCTTTGAGAAGATACGCATCAAATGCAGTTGCATTTAATCTACCTCCAAGGGTAATTTTACCCCAAGAGAATTGTCCATAGAATTCAGTCAATCCAATACCAGTGCGATTTCCATAATCTTCGACACTAACAGTTACTCTCTTAACGTATGTGATGCCAACACCAGCAACTGCAGTTGTTCCCACAGAAACTGCTGCAACTTCATAAACACTATCAAGGAATTGTGTTGTAATACCTAATGTTTCACCAGTTTGATATAGTGAAGTTACGCCACTTCCAACATTACTATTCTTAACTGTAAAGTAATCTCCAACTGATATATCACTTAGAGTGACAGCAGCCCCGACAACTTTAGTATTACGTAAGAATGAGTTAATTGGAATGAATAAATCCATGACATATCCTGTGGTTGCTACACCAACAGAAGTGGTGTTCAATCCGACAATATCGCCAAAATCACCCTGATAGAGAGAGGTTCTATTTTGTTCTCTTTCTAATTTAGGTGCTTCAATAAGAACTTGAGAAGCAACGGTTCTTGTATATCCAATACCAGGTGTGGAAACAGTAATCGAAGAAACCGTATCACCTGTAAGAGTTGCAACTGCAGTTGCTCTTGCAGTTGTACCAAATCCTACTGGATTTGAGATTGTAACAGAAGGAGCGGAAGTATATCCTGTTCCTCCATATCCAATAGTAATAGATTCGACAGTATTGGCGATGGAAACAACTGCTGTCGCAGCAGCGGCCACAATATTATTTTGAGAAACGATACTTATGGTTTGCTGATTTTTAACAGTTTGATTCTCATCATCTGGATTAAAGAAAGGAATTACACTTTCAACGTAAATTTGAGTGGATCCAACACCAACCGATTGAATCAAGTGTGTTCTTGGATTAATTAAAGCAGCGTTTAATTCTCTTGCCTTACTGACAATTTTACCGTTAATTACTTTGTCAGAGGTTTGCTGACATAGTGTAACTACACGTTTATGATCTGGGTTCGAGTCAATACCTGCTTCATAATATGGATTAGTCTCGACAGTATCGGAAGAAATAATCTTAGTTGATAATCTACCTGTCTGATTAATCGAATTTGGAACCAGTGTTTCACTAGTTCTGATTGTTAACTCATCACCAGCTTTGACAGATTCTAGGACATCACGGAAAGTAACATCAATATCACCAGATCCCTTATAGAAAAGAATTTTGGATTTATCACCAGGGAATGAACCATCTGCAGATCTTCCTTTAGGTGGTTCAGAGAAGTTTATTACACTTCCACCATCAAAAGTATATGATTCACCTGGAATTTGTAATATATCATTAATAAAGATAAGTAAAGTTGCTTGAACATCTATATTTGAACCAACGGCTGATCTGATTGTAACAGGAGCACCATTTCTCTTAACAGTAAACTGTCTAGTGTTACCATCAAATTCATCATGAATGTTATCAAGACGCTCTAATTCACCAAAATGCCATCCAGAGAATTTATCTGAATCGGTTTTTTCAACTGTAATCTGGAATTCTTTAAAATTAATGTTTGTATCGGTAGGAATACCAGTTGCTCCACCAGTTGCCACAGTCAGAATTTGTTTTTGTCCATAACGATATCCAAAGTTTTTGACTTCAAAATCAATGACACTTGATCCTTGTCCAACAACAATATCAATAGTTGCCTCAGTACCAAATCCTGAAGGAGAATCGTCAGAGTAGATTAGAGGAATATCAGAATATGATAAAGGTTCATCAAAGACGACAATTGGTTCAGATCCAATTAAATATCCAGATCCAGGGTTAGTAACAGCAACACTTACTACATTACCATTACTTACTGCAGCAGTACCAATAAACTCAATACCAGTTTTTCCAGTTGATGAGGTATAAACACCAACATTTACTGTTTGAGATCCTTGTCTGTAACCAGAACCAGTATTTCCAATGCTAATTGATACAATTGTTCCTCCTGCAGATACAATTGCAGTACCCCCTGCAGAGATAAGTGGTTGATAACCAAGTCCTGCGGTTGAACCAACTGATACAATTAATCCTCCAACAGGGATGTTTGCATTATTTGGATCATAAGATACAGAAGTAGCAGTTCCTGTAAAAGTAACACTACTAATTCCAGAACCTTCACTTAATGAGTAATCTTGAGGAACTAAATCACCGGTTGGCCCTTGGAATACCCCGTTGATCAGAATCACTCCATTATTTGTGGAGAATCCAACAACATCTTCTTGCTCAGATTTAAGGGTGAATGTCTTAGTAGTTGCATCAAATTGATCCGCAATACTATCAAAAACATAATTGGAGTGATATGCAGCCTTTGTGCTACCTTTAGATTCTGATCTAAGGAATGTTCTTCCCTGGAATTTAGAATGAGTAGTAATTCCAGTAAAGTCTCTAGAATCAGGTGGATTAGTAATTGAACTAATAGGTGTTGCACCTTGAGGTGCAATGTAGAAGTTAATGGTATTATCAATAATATTATAAGCACCATCAACTTTAGTTACAGCAACACCAACTGGGTGTGTCGTAATTCCAGTGCCCATCCACCCACGATCAACTAATATACTATTGGTTAATCCAAAACCAACAGTGTTAATTTTCATAATTTCGGATTCAACTTGAATCAAATCTGCAGCAAAAAATGAAGTAATTCCGATGGTTTCTATCGTGGCATCTGCTATACCAATTTTTTTGTCTAAAGCAGTTGTTGTAGCAGTAGAAACAATTGGATTTTGAATGAAATTATCAAGGGCAATCAAACACTTAGAATTTTGTTGATTAGAAGTGAGTTTGTGGAATGTTCCAATTCCTATACTTGTAAAATCAATCGCTGTAGGTTCCAATGCATTAGCATCAGTGGCAGATCGAGCTAATTTTATAGTAGAATCATTAACTTTAATTGCAAAGACAAAGGCGTTAGTAGGAAGAAAATCAGTGCTACCCACTCCAGCAAAAGTAGTTGTTGCAATACCAACACGAACATGTGTAGCAACTCCAACGGAATAATTAAGAGGTTCTCCAGTAGTGAAGAAGTGATTTGGAACAGTAATTTGATTATTAGTTAGATCTACAACATTTGTATCACCACCATCAAAAGTTCTTTGGAAAATAGGCCTTCCTTTGTGATTTAATTCAAATTGCCTTCTAACATCAATGGCAGTACCTTCATAGAAACCATAACCTGCTGTAATAGATGCATTGTTTAAATCAATTTCATGATCAAGAGTATCGTCAACAGATACTAACTGAATTGCTTGCTGATATACCTTTGTTTGAACATCAGTATTAGCAGGAGGTGTAAATTGAAGATGAGTTTCGGTACCATCAGTGAGAGATCCAATTGTACCGATACCACTTCCTGTAGTTAATACACCATATTCAGTAATAAATGTTCTAGAGTCATCATTAACAACAATGATCTCAGATAATTGATATTCATCATTTGTAGTATCTTCTATACTTACAATGTAATATGCTGCTTGATAGTCATTTGTGCCCGCACAAGTATAAGAAGCAATAGTATGGATTCCAGGATTAGATGATGATGCTAGTGTAGTGTGGAATGATTGAAGTTCTGAAATATTTTGTCCAGCAAGTCCAATAACTGTTGTTCCAACACCAACAGATTCAGTGCTTGATAAAGAAACTCTTACTGTGTTAGCAGTGAGAGCAAGTCCAACTGCAGGGGTGAATTCAACATTTACATCACCTCCAGACATGTCGATTGAATATGTTCCAAGTCCAGTTACAGTTGATCCAAAATCAGTTGAAACATCGCCATATTCAAGAAGTTGAGCGTCAGTTCCATCATGAATAATATTAAGTTCATTAAAAGCAGTAATTCCTCTTTGATCTTGCAATTCAACTAGAACTTTTGATGATCTATATGTTGATGCTATCCCTACAATTGTTGTTTTTGTTGCTGCAGGTACTACAACTTGAGAAGATTCAATATTGCAGATTTCACCCAGTGAAAATGATCCAATACCAGAGATAGTATTGTCAAGATCGAAACTACAATATGATACATTGTAGTTTTGTGTTCTAAATTTTGTGGGGAAGAATAAAAGTTGTCCCTCAGATCCTGCAATACTGAAGTCAAAAGATCCCAAATCCAACGTTGATTCTACCCTGCCATAATTTAATACTTCAGCGATTGATCCATTATGAACTAAAGTTACAAGTGACGCCTGTATTTCGGAAGTAATTACTTTATCACGAACATAAGTTAAAATTTTCTTAGATTTTTGATCAACTGGGAATTTTTTAACAACACTAAACTTAGTGGGACGTTCTACACTATTAAATTGCTTACTGATGTCGTCAATTATTAAGGCTCTATTACCTACAGACTCAAAATAATCAGTTAAAACTCTATTTTCTAAGAAAATTCTATCGGAATAGATGGTTCCAGAAGCAATTTTTGAGTTTTCAGTTACTAAATCAAATGCTGGATAGCAATTTAAGCTAATTCCTCCACCAAAATTGCCATTTCCATACGTTGTAGTAGGAAGAATATCAACGACTAGTGATACTGTTGAAGAAGAATCAGTAAATACTGTTCCTCCAACTCTATCATCAGCAGATTCAATGACTAAATCACTAAATTTCAAGAACCCTGCAGTATGAGTTAAAGAACTTACAGCATCATCCCAATTTTGTAGAGGAATTTTAGATTTAATTGCATAAGAAAAGTTTTGATAATAGAAATTATCAGGAATTCTTTGCTGATTATCATTGAAGAATCCAGTCGTTTTATTCCAACCCTTCTCTACTATAGATGAAGATGCTGTTTCTATATCGGAATTATAATCAATTTTAGATTTAACGGTGCCTTGAGTTCCTGAAGTTTGTCCAGTTACAATATCACCAACTACAAAGTCTCTTGATGTCGAAACTTTCAAAAGTTCAATTCTATTATTCCAACTATCAACCTTTCCTTCACCACCGTTTGATACAACTGTTTCACCAAGTAAGAAATTATTCTTTTTCAGTTTAATATTAAATTGTGGGAAAGAACTTTGATTTATTATTCTTCCAGCAGAATTTATTGTATCGTAGTTTCCTGCATGAATATTATCATTAAGAACTTCATCCATACTAAATGTAACAACACCAACATTACCACCTACAGGAATGTTTACATCAGTTAGTGTGAACAGATGATATCCATAGTCAGATGAATTAAATCCTGTTCCTGTGGAACCAACACCAACACTAACATTCTCAATAAGTACTTTATCACCTACGGCAAACGGGGACTTATCGGAGAATCCAGTGTCAAAACCAACAGTCGCTAACTTAGTTGAAGTATTATATGTTATTCTTTCAATAGGAACACCGTTTGAGTTACTTATAGGAATAATTGTTGGAGTTACATTATTAAGTCCTTTGGTGTTATTTCTGATGGTGACTTTAGAATCACCTAAACTATAGAAAAGATCAACATCATCAATATGTTTACCAGTTAATCCATCTAAAACAACTAAATTTGGAGCAAGTGAGTAATTTCTACCAACGGATGAAATTCCAATTTCTTCAAATGAAGTTAGAGATTCAAGTAAAAGAACCTCTGGTAAATTAGTAGTTGGACGAATAGTAAAATCGGTTGGATAGTCAAATCCAATATTTGAAATTTTTGTTGAAAGAACTTTTCCGATTGTATTACTAAAGGGTTCAAGAACAGCACCAGATCCTGTTATAGTTCCCTCAACAGTGGATACTCCAACAATCTCGTTATAGTTTGCTCCTTTAAAAGAAATAATGATATCAGAAATTCCACCGTATGCATTGATTGAACTAGTATCGTAAGATAATCCACCATTAAACTTATTATAAGAACTTCTCTCTGGAAGTTTTTTAACATCATATTTAAAGGTGGTGGTTGTACCAACACCGACTACAGAAAATTCTCCTGTATAAACGCTGTTTATAACATTAATCTTGTTAAATCCATCAATTTCTTTGTCAATGACGATATTTTTCTTTGATTCTGTAGTGTAGTCGGTATTGATCGGTGAGAATTTATAGAAAATATTCTTGGGAACATCATCATTAACTACTAAAGTAAGTTTTGCGTTCGCATCAATACCAACTTTACCTAACTTAGTAACTTCAAACTTACTGCTTGTTAATGATCCACTAAATTCATCAGTAAAATTGTAATCTGTGTAAAGATGGAGATCAAATGCAGAATATAACGAAGAATTATTGAGTGAAGAAAGTGAAGAATCACTTAAGTCAAATACAACAGTGTTACCTGAGTATACATTTAAAGATGGATTAATTGGTAGTAAAGTTCCTTTTCTTGCAATATCAATTGAAATGAAACTTGGATTGAACTGTTCAGACTGATATCTTGAATTGCAAAGTCTAATTTTATCTTTAGAAAGTTTATTAATGTAATAGATTTTTTGATCCTCAAGTCCAGTAGGAGCTGGATTAGAATCAAGAATTACTTTA